CATCAACACGCGAGGCTACACCGAAGACGACTGGGCGCGCCTCGCCAAGGACATCATCAACGAGACCGCACGCCTCACAGGACGGTTCACCGCCCAGAACGACCCCACCCGCCCCAAATACGCGCGAGTGCCCCAAGGCAAGACCTGCGCGTTCTGCGCCATGCTCGCGTCCCGAGGCTTCGTCTATGCCAGCGAGGACACCGCCGGCAAGTGGCACAAGTACCACCACGACTGCGACTGCAAGATCGTCCCCTCGTGGGGAGAGACCGAGATCGACGGCTACGACCCCGACAA